CGGGTTAGCAACTAGACCGTAACGAGTCTTGAAACCAATCTTTGGTTGGAAGCTGTTTGGATCAACAGCACGAACCATTTGTAGAGGAACGTATGGGCAGTAGAACAAGCCAGCGTCGAACGCAGAAGTACCCTTGTAACCGCAAACGAAGTATTGGTTAGCAGAGATGTTAGCAGCATATGGATCAACATACACTTTGTACTTGCCGTTTAGAACACCAGCGAAAGTAGTAGAAGTGTCGTCAATGTTCAAACCAGAGTTTGCAGACAAAGCAGGAGTGTAGTCAAGAACACCAGCCATCGCCAATGCAGACGCAACGTCAGCAGAAGTGATGATGAAGTTCGCGCGACCACGACGTGTCAATTGACCAACAGCGTTCGCTTCGCGTTCGATTTGGAACAATAGACCCTTGAACTTTTCAACAGACCAACGACCGTTAGAGTCAACGTCCAAGTCGAAAGTACCAGCAGTAGCAGTACCAACTTGAGCACCTGGCTTAGCAGTACGGTACACAGTACGCACAACTTCACGGTTGATTTCAGTCAAGATTTCTGCAGACAAGATGTTAGACAATTCGCCTTCAGCGTCCAAACCATGCACAGACTTCATGTCTTGTGCCAATTCGATAGAGTATTCTGCCTTCAAAGCACGAGTCTTAGCAGTAACAGAAGCCTTTTCGATAGAGAAAGCCATTTGACCGAAAGTACCGTCACCAGAACCACCTTGACCTAGACGTTCAGCAGCGTCAGTAGCCATACCAGTACCGTTAGTTTGAGAACCCAAAGTTGCACCGTTTAGAGTAGCAGAGTGAGTACCAGTACCAGAGTAGTCAGAGTCAGCTTCGTTGAACAAAGCTTCAGCACCACCCATAGAACCGTAGCGAGACTTCATAGCGAAGATCAAGCCAGTAGGTTGAGTCATTGGTTGCACACCAGCGATATCATAAGCGATAAGCTGAGGCATAGCACGGCGAACCAAGCTGATCAACACTGGATCAAACTTAGCCATACCACCTGTGTCGCCATAAGAACCAACAGCGTTAGTTGGTGCAGTTTCGAACAAGGCTTCTTGTTGCTTGCGCATTTCGCGTTCTTGGTTTTCCAAAAGAACAGCAGTAACTTCCTTACGGTAGTTGTCTTTGATAGATGGAGCAGATTCGTGGTTTAGAATCGGTGCCCACTTTTCCATTAATTGTTGACGAGATGTCATTTTATTTTTCCTTTAAAGTAAAAAAATTATTTGCTTAGTGCAGCAGCGTAACGTGCCATAGATGGGTCAATATTCTTAACCACAGCTTCTGTCAAGTTTTCAACTGGAGCATCAGTAACAGCAGAAGATACTTCAGCTGGAGATTTGTTAGTGAAATAGCTTTCACGAATAGTCTTTACTTTTGTTGCGAAAGTTTCAGCGCTCTCGAAAGAAAGCTCTTCAACCAAACCTTGGAACTTCTCAGTTTCAACGGCAGATAGACCTTCAGCAGCTTCAGCGACCAAGCGTGCTTTAGCAGATTCAGCAACAGACTTGCTCAATTCTACGTTAGTAGCAACTTGTTCGTTTAGCTTGCTTTCCAAAGAAGCAATTGTTTGTTCCATTTCGCCAAGCACATCGTACTTTTCTTCTGGGACATCAATATAGTGCTCTTCGAATAGACCCTTCATACCAGTGATGAAGCTCTCAACGATTTCAGACTTAATACCATGCTCAAGGGCTAATTCATTTTGTGCAATCCACTGCTCGGCAATATAGCCAAGATATCCATCAACTTGTTCAACAAGACCCTCAATACTCTTAGCAGCTTCTTCTTCAAGTTTAGCTGCAAATTCTTCTTCGATACGAGCAACTTCTTCGTTAACGCGAACCATCACGGCTGCTTCGAAAATAGTAGTTGCTTTCTCTTTAAATTCTTCAGTAAGCTCTTCGCCAGTGAACAAAGCGTCCATGTCTTCTTTAACGCCAGCCTTAACTGCGTCACCCTTACGGATAGAAGATTGGTCACCATTGTGTGGGTTCATAGAACCACCTGGGGCTTCTTCAGCTTGCTTTTCATCTTGGACGTTGTTACGTGCATTGTCAGGGTTCTGAACAATAGCAGCAGGCTTAACAGCGTCGCCTTTAGATGGGTTAGTTTGGTCGCCAGCACCTGCGTTAGCAGTTACATCTTTTGCGCCCTTTTCAGCACCATCTGGTTTAACTTTAGTTTCATCTAATTGTTGAGCACGAGACTCAGCAAGTAGTTCAGCGATTTTTTGTTCGATAGACATCGGTTTCTCCTAACTTGGATAGTTCTATTAAGTTATTTATAAATTATTTAATTTTACTCAGGAAACTTTGAAAA